CAACGCCTTTCTGTCACACGTCAATTATTCCCACTGGCAAGCATAGTGGTGGGATTTGACCTGCATTGGTGCCGGGCTCGTCTTGGTGCTGATGTGGAAGGCCCGTGTAGTCTTCTTGCCGCTGAGTTTCAGTGGGTTGACTACATGAGAGTCGTGACAGTCGACAAGGACAGCAAAACGGATCGTACTATCGGTGCCGAGCCTACGTTAAACACCTACGTACAGCAAGGAATCGGTCGGTATATTCGTCGGCGCCTCTGTCGTGTCGGGATTGATCTGGACGATCAGCGGATTAACCAGTCTTGGGCAGAACTTGCCCTCGAATTAGGACTGGCCACCGTTGACCTTAGCAGTGCTTCAGATTTGATCTCCTATTGGTTGGTGGAGTTACTGTTGCCGCCAGCCTGGTTCCAGCTCCTGGATAAAGCGCGGAGTGGTTACGCGAAGATGCCAGACGGAAAAGTCGTACCCTTAGAGAAGTTTAGTTCAATGGGCAACGGCTTTACGTTCGAGTTGGAAACACTCATCTTCTGGGCGACGGCAAAGGCCGTTGTTGAGGAGGTGGGAGCCTGTTCCGAGTTAGTGTCGGTGTATGGTGACGATATCATACTCCCGGCGCCCGCATACAGTCGTCTCTGCGATGTGTTCCAAGTGTTCGGCTTCCGTGTAAATGCGGATAAGTCGTTCGCAGCGGGACTATTCTACGAGTCGTGCGGTGAGCATTTCTTCAATGGGGTGCGCGTAACTCCTGTTTATCAAAAGGATCTGTTAGATGGTTTGCCCGAGTATATCCGAGCAGCTAATCGGCTTTGCCGGTGGGCTGATCCACGCAGCAATCCAGTGGTGGTTGATGACCGTGTTGCAGTATGCCGGTTATCTCTCCTGAAGCTGGGTGAAATTGTTTGTCGTGGTAAGACGTTGCCTACCGTCCCCTGGGGGACGGAAGGCGACGACGGATTTTGGGTTTTACGCCAGCGAGGTTACCACGATGTCAACCGTGGATACCTATGCACCATCGTCCGCCTAATCCCCCGGAAGGAGGACACGACGAGCTTTGAGGCAATCCTTGCGATAAATATGGCACGTAGCGGTAGTGCACCAAGTCCGTCAGTCGCCGAGATCTACCGGAGTACAGGTCAGATGTTAGCACTGGTGGACAAGGTACAGGCCGCCTCTGTAGCGATTGATACCTCCTTCGGGGGGAAAGTTACGTTACGGGGCGATAGAGGCTACAGACTAGCCAGGCGTTGGGTAAAAGCCTAACGAGCGTTGTTTGCCTACATCGTAGGCTG